CATCCTCTGGCAGTTTCTCTACAAATGCGTTCAACAGACGCGCAGAGCTGGCCGGCGAGGAACGCATGACGTACGAGGCGTAAGGAAGATTGAGCCTCGCCATCAATCTATCTCAATGTTGTAACCGCGGCGATCTGCGGTTGGCTGCAGATCAAGGCATGCTAGTACTTCCTCTGCCGTGATCTTATCGATGATCTGCAGGCCCATTTGCGCAAGCGCTATTACTTCAGGCGAAGCCGTCGCACTGAACGATGGCGCCAAGTGAATGGCGAGGTTGTTCACGATGCCAAGAATTGCGGCATCCGGGACGGTGAGAATGTCGGTTGCTACCCCAACCGGGATGTAGCCGATGGCCCGCCCGTCGACTTCCCACGCCGCCATCATTTGATTGAGCGCGCGAACACCCTGATCGAGGAATGATGCCGAGGGCGTTTGTCCGGCGCGGATGACCGTAATTTTGACTAGCGCATCGGCAATGACTTGCGATGCGGGTTGAGCGGTAGGTGTCATAGAAAGAGCCGGCGATTACTCACCGGCCCGCTCCATCAGATCCGATACCACTTACGGCTCGACAGCTTGTAGCTGAACTCAACCGGCGTCAGTGCGACCAACGCCGTGGCTGTACCAACCACTGTGTCGCCCGTTGCCGCCGTGATCGTCAACGCCGTCTGCGTCTGCGTTGAGATGATGCGGATGCGCTGGCCATCCAGTGGGCTCGCGGGCAGCAGAACCGTACCGGTGGCAAGCGTACCCGCCGGCTCCAGCACCAGAACCGAATTGTTGTCGAGCGTGATGCTGAAACCGGTTAGCGGTACTTCGACACGAAATGGAACAGCGATGGAGTCTTGGACTCCGTAACCAATCTGAGACATGAGAGTTCTCCTGAATTCGATAGAGAGCCCCTTGCATGGAGACAAGGGGCTTGCCAATGAATGGCTAGTTAGCCGTCTGCATGCAACCTCGCTGCAAGTTGAGCCCGAAGGGTTGCTGAGCCGAACAGGACATCAACTCGACATGGGAAGGTGTCTTGGTTGATGTCGTAGGCACGCACGATGCGCATGCTGATACCGTCGTAAACCTCGCGAGCCGCGAAGTCGACCCCTTCAGGCATGACCAGATCCGCCGTTGCGAAAGTGAACGCATCCTTGTGATACACGAGCGAACTGTTGAGCAGTTCACTTGCGCCAGCACCGACCTTGACCACCGCGCCGGTGTTCGTCGGATAGCCGGTGACGTTCTGGTACGGACCACTGATCGTCAGCGCCGGAGAGATGCTGAGCGAAGTCGCCGAGGCACCGGACGCCGCCGTGATCACGAACTGTTGCAGAGCGCCCGTGCTGACTTTGGTCTCCGGGTGAACCCGGATCGCACCAGCAAAGGTCACGACATCGCCCACGTTGAATGTCGTGGTGCCGGTCTGCACCGTGATGGTCGAGCCGGACTGGGTTGCGCCGTTGACGGTGTAACCCGTCGTCTTCGCTGCCGTGCCGGTCGTGTGGTCATTGACGTGAGTCGACTGGAAGAAGTCGAACATCGCGGTCGTGCCCATGCGGCCTTCGCGGTACTGCTTTGCAATCAGCTCAGGGTCCTGGAAAAGACCCTTCAACGCATCGACCATCTTCACCTGGTGCGTGGTGGAGAGCAGCGCAACACGCTGTTCGTCCTCCGGCGCCAAGTTATCGTCGAGCTTCTGCTTGCCCAACATGATCGTCAGGAACGATGCAGCGACCGTATCCTGATCAACGAGGTTGTACACATCCTTGTAACGAGCGTTGAACACCGTGGACTCGATGTATGCAGCGACGGTTGACATAGCAGGCGTCAGGATTCGCGTGCTGAAGTCATCCAGTGACATCGCGCGCTCAACCGAGGTGAAGTTGAGGTCAACACCTGCTTGGTTGGTCACAGGCAGAGTAACGCTCTGCTCCTGTGTTTCCTGAGCGCTCATCACTCGACCTGTGCGAATCACATACTGATTCGGCAGGCGGATACGCAGGGAAGATCCGATCTTCGCGCCTTCCTGAGCGAATGAATTGTCATATTGACGGTTGATTGAGCCGACGAAGCGAAGCTTCTGGTGCAACACGCGCAATGCCTCGCGCGTGATCATGTCGGGAGTGAGTAATGTCTGAACCATGTGCAGCTCCTATTGAGCTGCGCAGGACCCTCACCGCTTCTGGCGCTTTGCCAGTATTTCTTGGGTTCGGTGAGTCATCCAATCGTCAATCGGCAGTTTCGACGGGTCTACTTCTCCGCCGCTTCCGCCACCGATTGGCGACGGCGGGGCCGGCGCAGCAGTGACTTTCGGGGGAGGTGCTGGACGCGACAGTTCAGCGGCGATGCGGCCGAGTGTGGCAAGGCGTTGAGGTACAGACTGGCTGGCAAGTTTTGCCACAAGCGCCGGGGTGTTGGCGATGTGGTAAGCGAGCTGCGGACCGATCTCGTCGCTTTTGACAGCTTCGAGAAAGTCGCCATTGAAGAAGCTCAGCGCGGGATTTCTCACAGCGTCCCAGTAGCCCGGAGTTTTCTCCGCGAACTGTTGCTGCTTCAATCCGAACTGATCGTTGAGCGACTTCAATCGCTCGGCTTCTTTGGCTGACGCAAACTCGCGTTGCGCCTCCGCTTTGGCCGCTGTCTGCGCTTCTTGAACCGCGCGCCGGGTTTCCTTCGATGATTCCGTGCGGAGCCACGTGGCGTAAGCCTTCGTGTAATCCTTCGGGTCGTCGAATTTATCCGGGTCTGGCTCTGGGTCAGGAACGTCCTGAACCGGCGCTGCAACAGCAGGTGCCTTCTGTGATTCCTCGAAGCGCTGACGCCAATACTCGCCGTACTCGGTACCGGCCTTTGCTCTTGCGTTCAGTTCCTCGATGCGTTCCCTGGTCTCCTGCGCCTTCTTTGCGCGTAGAGCTTCGCTATCAGGGGCAGCGTCTGCTTGCGGAGCAGCACCCGTAGTCACCGGTTCGACGGTTTCAATCGTCTCGGTCGGTGGAGCCGTAACCTCAGGCGCAGAGGTCAGTGCGTTGTTTTCGTCAGCCATCTTCAGTCTCGAATTTGCGTGATGCGCTCACGCGGCGTAGGGGCGTAAAAAAGCCCGGACTTGCCGGGCTCTGTTACGAAATAGAATTCGGTTTGAATCAATGCGGCGGCGGAATAGACAGAACGTGTCCGCGTCTCGCAAGTATTTGCCGCTCGTCAATCACTGCCTGCACCCATCCGTCGATCCAGTGATTGAACTCAATACAGCCTTCCGGGAATGGATTGGCGTAGATGCTTGCGCCGCCTTCTGCGCGGTCCTTCAATCCGCGTACATAGGCAAGCTTGCCTTGCTCTATCTCCACCTGATGCTTCCAGAGATTTGTCGTTTTCACGGCGTCTCGTCCAGTCCAGTGATCGTCACGTTCTGCTCGCGCGCCGGACCAGCGGAGAAATGCAGCGTGCTGGGTGGGATGCGAGGATCGGTGATAACAACCATTGGGACGCCGCCGACGCATATTTCCTCGACAACACCAGCCATGATCACGTCCTTCGACGGATCGCGCTGGCCCTCCAGCCATTCGAAGCCGTCAGGCATCGGCTCAATCATCGAGAATGCCTTGTCGTGAAGTTTCACGGCCGTAACACTCCAGAAAACACGCCAGCGAAAGCCATCTGCATCTCCAGCTCGTAGCGCATCCAGGCCAAGCGAATCTGCATTTGTGTCGCCTCGTAGGCTCGCTGTTGCTCGCGTACCTTGCGGTCGAACTCATCGTTCTCGCGTGTCAGGCGCACGATGGTGGCGAAGACGTGATCTTGGTGCGTGTCCATCACGATAGCACCAGCGGTGCTGGCTGCCATGGCGTTTCAGGCTCATGACTCTGAACTGACATGCGCAATTCTACGTCCGCGTCTGCCTTTCCCGCTTCCATTCGAAGCACGGCCAGCATTGGCGCAATGATTCGTTCAAATAACTGAGCATCCGTGAACTCCCTGAATTCGCGCTCCGCGATAATCGCGCAAACGCCAGCAGAGTTCATCCCTTCCTCCCCTTCTTCTCGCGCTCCAGCCGCTCGTTGAAGTCCTTGCGCTGCATCTCGCGGCGTTCCTCGGGGGACATCGGCATGGACTTGGGCTTGGGCATCTTGGCTTTCATGATATCGCTCGATTGAATAACTGTCGCAGCCACGCAAAGGGCCGCTTGATTGCCGGCAATTCGGTACGCGATTCAGCATCACGCTTCGCACAATGGAGCGTGATGATTCGAAATCGCACGAAGTCAGTTGCGCCAACTTCGCCCATATACAAACCAGTACGCGAAAGGCAGAAATAGTCCTCTGGCAACTTCCAGCAGGATGCGGCTTGGCACTGTTCTCGCGTCATCATGTCGCCGCCAACTCATTCCCCTGCTGCAAGTACTTCATCAACACCGGCCGCCCCGTCTTCGGATGAATCCCGATCTCACCGGCCAGCTGCATGTTCGACAGCTCCTGGCCAATCGTATCAGCAATCAGCTTCTTCAGCTCCTGCGGCTTCATCTGGGCATCGATAGAGGCGTTGGCCGTATCGATCTGTGCCTTTTGCGCCTGCGCCTGTGAGCGTGCGGCATCGGCGTCCAGCTTCTTGAGCAGCGCCTGTTGCGTCGGGTCGGGCGGCGGCGGGCCTTTCGGTGCCGCAGCCTTTTCCTCATCCGTCATCTGCGACTCCGGAATGATGCCCTGCGCAATGAGCGGGATGCGAAGACGTCGCTCGAGCTCATCGGCACCGTTGAAGTCGAAGTTCTTGGCGATGAGATCCGATGCCATCTGCTGCACCATCTCGTTCTGAGAGGCGAAGCGCAGCAGGTTGTCCGCGGCCTGCTGCCTCTGTGTGGTGTAGGCCGGACCCACGTCCACGGCGACGTCATAGCGACCCTGGGAGAGATCGTTGATCAGCTTTCCGTCAGGTCCGCGCTGATTGATCATCTCGAACGCTTCCTTGCCGTCGATGCCCAGAATTCGCACCGAGCGTTCGCCGTCGTACACCTTCGGAATCATGTCCACGAGGATTTCACCCGTGTACTTGATCGATTCCGCGAGGTTATCGATGAACTCGTACGAGCTGACATCTCCCTCGGTGTTGCGCTGCTGAATCGCGCCAGGCAATTCATTCGCTTGCGGCTCGCCGAGACTCGGCCCGAACTTACCCGTTGCCGCCTTGATGTCATCCGCCGCCTGTTGAGATAGGGCAATAAGCGCCTGCGGGATATCCGGCATGGCCTCCCGAGTTGGCTTGCCGCCGGTCGGCGACTTCGGGTCCGGGTTGTAGTAGAGAAACAGCGGGTTCTTCGCGTTCGCCTCGCGCCACTGCCCCTCGAAGCCCTTGATCTGCCCCGGCGTGATGAAGTACGGGGAGCGCGGCACCATCGCCACCGCCTCGATCTCTGCCGTCCTAGAGCCGTTGTAAGCCCGTTGGGGATCTTTTGCCTTGCGCACGAGCCCGCGATACTTGCGCTTGCCCTCGATGTTCGAGACGCGCCCAAAGATCGGCACGATGGGGATATAGCGCCATTCGTAGTCGATTGGCCCCTCAATGATTCCTGCTCCTGAGAGCTTCCACCAGCGGATGTAGGTCGAATCAGCTTCGCGCTTCTTCAGCACGTGAATGGGCTTGATGCCAGATCCAGGAGGCGGATCTTTCAGTTCCTCTTCGATGGCCTTGATCGTCGCGTAATCGATAACCCGCCCGTCATCCAGCAGCGCAATCGTCTTCTTGCGCCGCATGCGCTTGTAGTACTCGGCGACCCGGACTTCCTTCGCATTCAGCCAGTCGTGATCGTTCTTCGAGAGATCCAATCCCGAGGCATCGAGTTCATCGTACTGCGCCTCGTAATCATCCTTCGCCATGCGCTCGGAGATGATTGCCCAGCCGGCATCACGCTTTAGGTAATCCTTGGCACTGGGATCGAAATGCACCGTGAACGGGTTCTCGATGCGCCCAATGCACAGTTCCTGATCGAAGCTCTCATCCACGTACTCGGGATAGATGCGCCAGGCGCCGAAACCGCCCTTTAGTGCGAAGTCAAAGCCGGTGTTGTACGCCGTCTTCGCCGAGGAATTGCGCTCGATCGCTCGAATCAACCCCTCGAATATCGTCGCTTTCTTGCGATCCGACTTGTTGTCGATGGGTAGAATCTTGATCTGCGGCGAGTTCTGGCGTTGATCGCCCTTTACCTGATCGATGGCAATTGACGTGCGGTCGAAGGTATAGCACGGCCGGCCACCGCGGTTCGTCTTCGTCGTCTGATCCCACTGCGCGCCTTCCTCATCGACGAAGCGAATATCTTCTAGCGCGAGTTCTCGATTGTTGCCGTCCGCCGTCGTCGCGCGGCTGTAATTCTCCTTAACCTCCGCCAGCAGATCCTGCGCGGTGGCTTCCTTCGTTGGTCGCGCCATGGACTACGTCGCGCTTCCGAATCGCAGGACGGCGGCGGACTCAGTATGCAGCTCGACAATTGTGCCGCCGGTACCTGTGTCAAAAACCATAGCAACCTGCACCGCGCGCTTAGCATCGCAACCTAAATGCATCGCGGCCATCGCGTACTCGCGGCCACTGCCTACCGCCATGTGCGGATGATCCTCTGCGGCCATCAGTACGAGAGAGTTATCAATCATGCAGCACTTACCCTGCGCGTCGATTAGCATCGCGTGGAAGGTATCGTCCACCTTAGGCTTCTCGCCGCCGCTCTCAAGCCAAGTCCGTACAGCAACAACATCGGCGAATCGCCCGCATCCTCCGTATATAAATCCTTTGCGCTCACCGTCAAGTACGAAGATCTTTTGCACCTCGCCCTTGTAGAGTGATGCC